CGGCTTGCTGGTCAGATATTTTCCTGGGATGTGGCGGAACTGCCGCAGATGGCATTCGACGAGATTTTCTGGGGCGGGGACTTCGGCTACTCCATTGACCCCGCGGCGGTGGTAAAGATATACCGACGGGCGGATGAATTCTGGATTGAGGAAAAACTATACCAGACGGGCCTGACAAACCAACAGCTCGGACAGCTTCTTCATGAACAAGGCTGTCGGCAGCCGATATACTTCGACTCCGCCGAACCGAAATCGATACAGGAACTCTGCCTGATGGGACTTGACGCCAGACCTTCTGAAAAGGGACCTGACTCTGTGAGGTCAGGAATTGATTTCCTTCGAAGCAAAAAAATTCATATTGTCTCCGGCTCGACGAATCTCCAGAAGGAGGTCTCCGGCTATGTCTGGCGAAAAGACCGGAGTGGCATGACAATAAACGAGCCGGTCCAGTTCAATAACCATCTGATATCGGCCACAAGATACGCCATCACAACTCACTGTCGACAGCAGACGATGCCGGACGTGGCTTTCATCTGAGGGGAGCGTGAGAATGAAACTTTTCGATGTCTTCAGGAAAAAACAGATGACGCAATATTTTCCAACCGGGTTGTCTCTATATTTCCCGATGCAAGATGGCCGCGGGACAGCGGACTCCAGGCAGTTGATACTCGAAGGCTATTTCTCTGACATGACGGTTTTTTCTTGTGTGCGGCTCATTGCCTCGTCAGTGGCCGGGTTGGAAGCTCTTCTATATCGACAGAAAAAAAACGACAGGGAAGAGATAGAAACGCATGAAATTCTAGACCTGATGAAAAACCCTGGCAGTGATTTTGTCAGCGGGTCAAGCTTTCTGGAAGCCGTTGCTACTCATGTCCTTCTGGCTGGGAACGCCTACATTCTGAAACTGCGGCCCGGGCAGAAGGGCAAGCCTCGTTCACTATCTCTGCTTCGGCCGGACTTGGTGCGTGTCTTCTGGTCGAACCGAATCGAGCAGTATGAGTATAACAGCCAGATAAAATACCAACCTGAAGATATCATTCACATTCGGGAATTTAATCCCCTCAATCCATATCTCGGGCTATCTCGGCTGAGAGTGGCTGGACTGGGAATAGAAGTATCAAGCCAGGCTCATCAGTGGAATGCCAGGCTCTTGAGAAACAATATGCGACTCGAGGGTGTTTTTCGTGTGGACCAGAAACTCACAGAGCAGCAGTTGGAGTTGCTCGAGAAAAGGCTGAGAGACTATCAGGGCGCGCTGAATGCTGGGAAGGCAATCGTCCTTCAGGCCGGCATGGACTGGAAACAGATATCAGCAACGCCGAAAGATGTGGACTGGGTCAATGCGATGAAAATCAATCGGCGGGAGCTATGCGCGGTCTTTGGTGTGCCGCCGGAGCTGATAGGAGACGCAGAGCAGAAGACCTACAGCAATTACAGAGAGGCTCGGAAAGCGTTCTATGAAGAGACGGTGATCCCTTTTGCCCGCTTACTATTCGCCGGACTGACGAACGGCTTGTGTGTGGAGTGGGGCGATGATCTGGCGCTGGACTTCAATATCGACGCGATTGAGGCACTCCAGGAAAACAGGGCAGAACAGTATCAATATCTCGATACTGCCTGGTGGCTTTCAGTCAATGAGAAAAGGGAGGCCATCGGATATTCGCCGGTGCGCGGCGGGGATCAGATATTTGTCCCAGCTGCTTTGATACCGACCATGCGGGCTGAGGAAAAGGCTTTAGCTTCTGCGCCAGAAAGAAAGACAAAAGAACAGCCCTTAATACTCATTACTCCAAGCTACGACATTTCTCGATGGCGAAAAAAAGAAGAGAGAGATGCCCTCTGGTATTCTGTCTACGATCGAATCCTGGCGAAGGAAAAAGATTTTGTGCCGGTCGTGGAAAACTTTTTCGACTCACAGACAAAAAGAATCATCCAGAGGATACGAGACATGGGGACAGTTGCTATGGCCAGAAGGGCGCCGGAGATAGTTAGTCCAGAAGAAGAGGCGAAAAAGTATACCGAAGCCACAGAGGAAATATATCTCCGTCATTTCGCCCATGGTCTCAGGGCTGGACTGTCAGCGACAAAGGGCTTATTGTATACTTATGAGGCGAAGGGTGTGATAGACGAGTTGACAGAAGAAGTGGAAGAAGAGCTGAACAGACTTATTTTTGAATCAGGGACGAAGATCAGCCGCACTACACTGGAAAGGATCAAGGGTCTCATCATTCAGGCCGATGCTGAGAACTGGACGGTGGAGAAACTGACTCAGGCTATCTGGGAGCAAGAGGGAATATTCGCCCCGTGGAGAGCAAGGATGATATCAAGGACTGAATCTGCGAAGGTAGAGAACTGGGCTCAGCTTGAAGGCTACCGTGAGACTGAGTTCGTCGACGGGAAAGGCTGGTTGTCAGCTCGGATTAAAACGTCCAGAGATGCTCACATAGAGGCGATGTCGAGATATGAGGATAATCCAATTAGGCTGGACGAAAAGTTTATGGTCGGCGGGGAAGAGCTGGAATACCCAGGAGATCCGGCGGGTAGTCCGGAGAATGTAATCAATTGCCTGTGCTCTATTTTCCCGGCCGTTCTGTCATAGATGATGGGGGAGAGAATGATACAAAAATATTTTTCCTTCAAGGTCAAGCAGGCGCCTGACGAGGCGGGTCGGTTCATCGGCTATGCTTCGGTCTACGGTGTGAAAGACCTACAAGGTGATATCATCAAGAAGGGCGCTTTTGCGAAGAGTGTCAAGGAAAGGAATCCATTTCCGCTCTGCTGGTCGCATGATATACGAAATCCGCTTGGTATTGTCCATCTCAGAGAAGATGACTACGGTCTGCTTTGCGAGGGCGAACTGAATCTTGAGATACAAGAAGGCAGAGAAAAGCGTGCCCTGATGCTACAGGGTGCGGTCAAGGGCTTGTCGATCGGGTTCGATGTCATCAACCAAGAACGAATGAAAGACGGAACGAATGTCATCATCGAGGGAAAACTCTACGAGGTGAGTTTAGTCCTTTTCCCTGCCAACGAGCTGGCGCAGGTCCAGGTGGTGAAAGCTCAGGACGACTGGACAGAATACTTTCTGAACGAACTGAACATTGAGCTGGAAAAAATGGATGTCATAAAGAGGGAATGGACAGTGGCTTACATAAACTCACTTCCGGACGCTGCTTTCGCTGCTATCGAGCCGGCTTATTCCCGCGGCGACACTGAGGACAAGCGGGCTCGGCACCTGCCGCATCACAATGAGAATGTGAAGAGCCCGGACGAGAAAGCGACGCTGGACATGCCACACTTCCGGAATGCTTTGGCTCGGGTCAGCCAGATAAAACCTGTGACGGATAGTATCTCCGCCGCTGACCTGAGGTCGAAGGCCGAATCTCATCTTTCGAAACACAAAGAGCAGATAGAAGAGGAAGAGAAGATGGCGGAGCTGGCAGAAAGGATTGAGAAACTGATTGAAAAGTTGAAAAAGATATAAATGCCCAGAAGATGGGCAAGGTTGACACTTTCTACTACGGCCGGCAGTGCCACCGTAGAGGAAAGCCGTCAGAAAAAAAGATGGAGTAAAAATGGAACTTACGGAAGTGAAAGAAAAAATCAGCGAGCTCGAAAGAGAAATCGCTAAGAAGTTTGAAGACCTGAAGGCTGGCCGACTCAACGAGGCCGACTTTCAGGAAAGGGTCGAGAAGCTCGACAAAAAGATTATCGAGCTGGAACGGGCAATGGCTGAGGTCAAGAAGCCTGGGGTTCAGGTAGTCGACAAAGCAGAAAAAACTGAAGAACTCAAGGTAAAAGCGTTCAAAAAGTATCTTCGCATGGAAGCCCTGGAGCCAGAAGAGAAAAAGGCTCTGGTAGTAGGCACACCTGAGGCCGGCGGATATCTGGCCCCGAAAGAATGGGCCGCTGAAGTTGACCGGAACCTGACGCTCTTCAGCCCGATTCGTTCTGTGGCTCGGGTTGTGACCACGTCGATGCGGTCGCTGCTTGTGCCTCGGCTGACTAATATGGGCAGTGCAGCTATAACGGGCGAGGGTGGCACGATTACCCCAACTGACATGACGTTTGATCAGATAGAGATCACACCTTTCAAGATGACAAGGGCTGTCCAGATTTCAAGAGAACTCCTCAGAGACAATGCCTTCAATCTGGAAGGGATGTTAGCAGAGCTATTCGGTGAGATGTTTGGAAAGACAGAAGGCACACAGTTTGTCACAGCGGTCATAACACCTACTACGGGAGCGACTATTTATACAACCGGTGCTAGTACACTAGCCGCCGACGATATTGTCACTGCCTATCACAAGGTTGCCCAACCTTATTCCCAGATGGGCACATGGGCGATGAACCGGAATACACTACTTGCAATCAGGCTGATGAAAAACGTCACTAACGGTGCGTATGTTTTCGTTCCTGACATGACTGGAGCTACACCAGGGACAATTCTTGGTCGGCCGATTATCGAGTGCCCAGACTATGCCGATATAGCGGCTGGCGCTATCGTAGCCACATTCGGAGACTGGAAAACTGGTTTCTGGATAGTGGATCGTCAGGGCATCGAGGTTCTGGTAGCTGATCAGCTCTATGCAGCCAACGACCTGGTAGGATTTTTTGCTACGAAGCGGACCGGTGGCGCAGTGATAAGATCCGAAGCCTTAGTGAATGTGAAAATTAAAGATAATTGATAATGAAAAAGATTAATGTTGTTTTTCTGGTTGATGTTGAAATTCAAGGTAGGAAATACAAGCGGGGGGAGCGAGTGTCTCTCCCCGCTCATCTTGCTATGGAATACCTGAAAAACGGATGGGCTGAAGAGCATAAAATGCTTGAGCCGTCAAGGAGAAAATGATGGGACTTCTATCGCTTGATGAAATCAAAAGTTATCTTGGCGAAACTTCTTCTCAATGGGACGGAGCGCTGACTTTTCTCAATGATGCGGTCTGGCAGTTTCTGAAGCACGAACTACAATGTGATATCATCAGGGCTGAGTATACGAATGAAGAGTGCCGAGTCAAAGATTATTCTCATACATTAGTTCCGAAAAACTTTCCCATTGTTTCAGTGTCGAAACTGACCGACTCCGACGGAAACGAATACACTGAGGGTGTAGATTTTGACCGGCACGGATTTTTCCTCTGGCGACGGTCTGGAATGTGGACACCGCATACAACCTACTTTCTGAGCTATATTGCCGGCTGGGAGACGTCGGAGCTATCAGACCTGAAGCAAGTCCATCTGGAGCTTATAGCCGCCGCACTCAAGCCATATAAGGACAAAAGCTGGGGCGAATCAAGTCGGAGCTTCCCGGATGGCTCGGTGACGAAACGAGAAGAGTTTGAGCTCACGCCATATCAAAGCAATGTCCTACTGAACTATCGGAGGCCGGTCTTATGACCAAGGTTGAGATTTCAAAACGAGTCGAGGCGCTGTCAATGTTTCAGAAGGCAGTCAGAAAAATAATGACTACCTGGCTCACTGACACGGTGAAGGAAGCGAAGGTATCGGCAGGGTCGCTGAAAAAGACGGCGGGTATCAGAAGAGGAAGTAAGTCCGGGCAGCTGATAAGAAACATTGATTTCATTCTCCAGGAAAGAGGGAATGTCCTTCACGGCGAAGCGGGGACAGGAGTCGGCCGGGCAAAGAGTGTTGTCTATTCTTACATTCAAGACAAGGGCGGGACGATAAGAAAAAAGAACAAAATGCTGACCATCCCGCTTGGCGACACGAAGGGCCGCATAGCTAATTTCCGGGACGGATTTTTTGTGAAGAGCAAAAAGGGGAATGTGCTATATTGCCAGAGACAGGGAAAGCGACTGAAACCATTATTCGTTTTGAAAGAACAGGTTGAAATCCCGGCCACCTATTGGTTCTCATCGGTGATAGACAAGCGGCAGCCGGTTCTCAATGATATGATGAAACCAGAAAATATTTTTCGGGAAGCTTTGAAACTTGCCGGAGGGCTATGATGCCACCTGAAACACCGAAACGTCTACAGGTTCTGGACAGAATAGGTGAGATCTTGGAATCTATTACAGCTGGCGAGAATTATTTCTACACACCTGGCGCAGTGATGAAAAGATTCGTTCACTGGGCTGAGGCGCCAGCGTTTCCTTGCTATATGATTTTTTCAGGCTCCGGCGGTCGCATAGAAACAACCGCTCAGGCGACGCCGAATGTAGAACATACAGAAACTTTCGATGTGTCCATCAAGGGCTATGTGAAGGACGACACAGACACAGTGTCAATGATGGAAAAGTGTATAGCTGACATCAAGCGGGCTATCTACGCTGACTTTCGTTCGCAGGCCGCTGGGTCGCTTGGTGTTCTGGCGGTCAATCTAGAATTTCTGGAGCCGCCGACTACTGACGACGGTTATCTTTCACTCGAGGGGTTCGGGTTTTTCGACCTTCGGGTGGAAGTTTCAATAATAGATTATCTCTGAGGAGGGAAAAAATGAAAATAAGATGGATTAGTGGCAGTCATGCCACACAGTTCGGAGTGTTTCACGCCGGGCAGGAAGTTGAGACAAAAGACTACGGAATCCCGGCCGACGTAGTGAAGATCTGGATAAACGATGGTGTGATAGAGGAAGTGAAAGAAACGAAAGAAAAGAAAAAAGAAAGACTTGCTAAGGAAAAACAAGGAGAGTAAAACATGGCTATTTTACAACGGTTGAATGTTTCGGCCCTGAAAAAGGCCGCTACCTGGGGGACAGAAGTCAACGTCAACACTTCGGGCGCGGGAATACGCCCCTTGAATCCTGGAGCCCCGCAGGCAAGACTACAGATGCTTCCTGATGAGACGAGGGGCGCGTGGGAGCAGTATCTTAAGCCCGGGCCGTCTGACCCGATAGACTTCACACTGGATTTTCAGTATCACTATGATGGCCTGGAAAACCTACTTCTGGCTCTGCTTTTCGGCGCTGACATCACAACACAGCAAGGCACGACTGATGCTTATTCCCACGCGTTGGCTCCGGCTAACGATGTCTCGGGATTATTTGCCACCTACGCCACACAGAAAGGCGAAAAGATTCATGTCGTCCCGTCGGTGAAGGTGACGAAGGCTACCTGGGGGGTTGATGGTGGACTGGTGAAACTTTCTGTGTCCTGTCGAGGTAGTCACCTCATCGACAACTCCACTATCATCACCTCGCTTGACGCTGTGACAGAAACAGGGAAGCTTCAGGAGAAGGCGATCTTCTTCAAAGGGAAATGCCGGATGAATGCTCAGAATGGAGGCGCGTTGGCTGATACCGATAGCTTGCTTCTGAAAAATTTCACAGTCGAGTTCGAAAGAAAGGTGGACTCCGAGCTGGCTATTGGGGGGAAACATATTCTGGAACCAAAAGAAACAGACAAGCCCACGGTGAAGGTGACGCTGGAATTCCCACGGATGGATACTACCAATGCGGCATATCTTCAAGACTGGTCTGCGGGGAACGAAAAGAAAATGGACCTGACTTTTACTGGTTCGACCATTGCCGATACTTATTCCTATGCTCACACACTGTATTTCCCGCGGCTGGTCATAGAAGAGGTCGAGTATGCCGACTCCAAGATAATCCCAGCGAAGGTTGTATTGCGCGGGCTGGTGGCCTCAACCGCTCCGACAGGGATGACAGGAAAGACTGCGCCCATCTACGCCGACATTGTGAACACTGTTGCTACTTCCTATCTGGACTGAGGTGCGACATGGAAGTGAAAAAGTTTTCAGCGGTTGCTAAATACGAGGTAGAAATTGAGACCAAGTCCGGAGTTGAAAAGCTCATCTTTTCGGTTCGACCGCTCCCGCAATTCCGCGTCGCCGAGTATCGAGACGAACCAGAATCAGAACGGCTGGTAAGCCTTCTTCAGGATGCGGTGGTGGACTGGAACCTGGAGTCAGACGGGCAGAAGCTCCCCTGCAATGAGGAGAACAAGAAAAAATATCTGCCGGCGATATTTGACCTCATCGATACCAAGGGCGTGGCCGTAGGAACTGGGCTCCTGACTTTTTGTGGGGATTCGAAAAATTTTTTCGTGGCATGATGCGTCTGTGTGAGTTCGAAGAGAATTTCTGGAGGGCAATCTTGCCTGAGTCAGAACACAAGCCGCATCAGAGCCCGGGAGAGAAGGAAGTGTGCCCGAACTGTCAGCTGGAAAAATTATTCGGTCAGCTGTCTGCTTTTGAGTCCATGATGCTGGAATGGTATGCGTCTTTCTCTTCTGATTTCCTCATCCAGTCGGGAATAGCCGCTGAGGAATGGAAAATGCTGCCGTTCGAATCTGATGGAGATAGAAGAGTCGGGGCGTCGATAATATCACTGATTCATTCTACACGGGAAAAAATCTCGGCAGAGAAAATGACGGAGGCGCAGCGTGGCTGATATCAAGCTTATCCTGGATGTCGATTCCTCTGGCGCTATCAGAAATATTCAGACGACCAGACAGGAAATAGACCAGACAGCAAAATCCACCGAGCGGGCCGGCAGCGGTTTCTCCTCGATGTGGAAACAAGTCGCCATCGGCACAGTGGTTGCTCAGGCCGCGACAAAAGCCGTCGGGGCCTTCAAGGACATGATTTCCTCTTCTATCGAAGAGGCAATGAAGCAAGAAGAGGCAGAGAAGGCCTTAGAGGCTGCGCTGCTTTCGACCGGAAGAACTATCCAGGGCAATATTGACCACTACAAGGAATTCGCCTCTGCTCAGCAAGCCATGACGAGGTATGCCGACGATCAGATCATGGCCGCCCAGACGCTCCTTGTCCAGATGACCAGGCTGAATCAAGAGGGCATAGACAAAGCAACGAAGGGAGCGATGGGCCTGGCATCGACGCTGAAGATGGACCTTCAGATTGCGGCGCTGCTTGTGGCAAAAGCAATGGAGGGAAATTTTTCTGTCCTCAGCCGATATGGAATCAAGGTAGCAGAGAATCTTTCAGAAGAAGAAAAACGGGCACAGCTTCTGGAAAAGCTGAGTGTGTTTTATAATCGGGCGACAGCCGAGACGGATACATACGCGGTGAAAATTGAGCAGCTGAAAAACTATCTCGGCGACCTGAAGGAGATGATCGGCGATACGATAATCCGGAATGAGGACTTTCTGAACCTGCTTGAAGAGTTTCGGCAGAAAATCGAGGCATTGACAAAGAGTCAGGACTTCAAGCTCTGGCTTTCTGCCATCGCCGAGGGAATGGGGGCAGTGGCCCGGGCGAGCGGAAAGGCTGTAGAAGCTGTGGCGAAGTTCGGCGCCTCTGTTGGACAACTCATCGGTGGCGGGAAAAACGAAGCAAAGCAGAACCGAGAGCTTGAGGAATCCTTTGCCCGACTTGAGGCAGCCAGAGAACGAGCGATAGCGGCTGGAGCGAAGTCGGTAGCTCGGACGAAGCAGCTAACCGAAGAGAGCAAGAAAGAAAAAGCGGCCATAAACGAGACTGGAAACGCTGTCGATAAGGCTACGAAAGAAGACGAGAAGGCAAGGAAGGCGAAAGAGGACCTGGCTAAGGCGACTCAGGAGATAATCAACAGACTTTTTCCACTCGAAGCGAAAATCAGAGAAGTTCTCACCGCACAACAAACGCTAACCAAGTCATATGAGCTCGGGTTGATTTCGCTCGGCACATATCAGCAAGGGATGGCGGCCCTGGAACGGGAGCTTGAAAGAATAACTCGTGGCACACAGGAAGTCGGAATAACTACTGAGATGACACTCCAGAGGGCCGAAAGGTCTCTGGTTGGACTGGTTTCGATGGCCCCTCGAGTGGAGAGAGCATACACTTCTGGCTTTCAGAAAATCAGAAGGGAAATCGAAAGAAATATCGAGGCCATCACTGAGTTTCTGTATCAATCGGAAAGCATTCTGTCCAGGCTGGACGGGGTCTTCGCTCAGATACATACGAACGAAGAGATTCGGATTGAGAACGAATACAAAAAGCGGTTAGAGCAGATTCAAAAGTCGACGATGAGTGAAGAGGAAAAGCAGAAGGCTATCCAGGCCCTTGAGGCAGAGTATGAGATTCAGCGGACCGCCGCCAGACGAAAAGCTGCGAAAGAAGAAAAGGCAGTGGCTATCTTCAGCTCCATCATTGAGACGGCCCGGGCTGTGACGGAAGCACTACCGAATCTCTTTCTGGCCGCTGTGGTAGCTGCTATCGGTGCGGCAAGGACAGCCTTCATCGCCGCTCAGCCTATCCCTCTGGCTCAAGGTGCGATATTCGAAAAGCCGACCAGACTGTTAGCCGAAACAGGGCGGGAGTATCTGGTAGGAGAGGCGGGCAGAGAAATTCTAGGATCGGAAAAGATGATTCGGGATATAGTGCGGCAGGAAACAGGGACACGAGAAATTCGGATCACTATTCCGCTGGTCTTGGAAGTGGGCCAGACAACACTGATGAAGGAAATCGTCCAGAAGGTGAAACTGGCGACGAGAACTGGAGAGATAAGACTTGATACGTCCAGGGCAATCATATAGGAGAGGCGAGAATGAAACTCAAGATCTGGAGAAATAGGCTTTTCGGCGAGAGTGAGGTTCTCGGTTTCTCCAGCCAGAGAGAAAACTATCCAGCAATCAATGCGGCCTCAACTTCTCCGACACAAAAATGGCGGACCTCTGGTGTGTCGGCGGAATGGATTAGTTTCGATCTTGGCGGCCCGATTGCTGTTTCTGCCCTCGGGATTTTCGGATCTAATCTGACAGCTGAGGCTCAGGTCAAGCTTTTTCTTTCCGCCAATTCAGATTTTTCAGAAGCAACGGAACTCACCTTTTCTGGAAGCCAGGTAGTGGAAAAACTCTGTGCCCTCGGAGCGGTATATCAAAAAAGATATGCGAAGGTTCAGATTACAGATGCGGCTAATTCTGACGGCTTTCTGGAGATAGGCTCTATCTGGCTGGCGGGCCTGGACCTGGAACTTCAGCCTACAGAATTTTCGGAAAAAGAAATTGTGAAGGACATATACAACGAAAGCTATGACGCTGTAGGTTTCTATTTCCGTCGGCCATCACTTCGGAGCTGGACAGTATCGGCCAGGATTACAAGTTCGGGCGACCTGACAGCCCTTCAGTCGATAATCTCAGAAAATACAACCTCAACGCCTTTCTATCTTGCCTCTGATGATGACACACAAATCCTTGGACAGCCTATCACTACCTTTTCGAGATTCGTCGAATCGCCAGAGATTAATTTCGTCTATGTGAATTACTGGTCAGTGTCAGCTGAGCTACAGGAGACGAGATGAGCCAGTTAAAGCTCCCGCCATCTAATCTGACAGCGACAGCTACGAGCCCTAATAGCATTCGCCTGGACTGGCAAAATAATGGCGATTATTTCCGGATTGATATTTTCCAAAGCGTTGGGACATCATCTTTCACATTTCTGGTATCTCTCGATGGGACTGACGTATCGCACGAGATACGTTCTCTTGTGCCGAATACGTCTTATGGATTTCAGCTCAAGGCGGTCTATTTCGATATGACCGAGTCGGAGATAGTCGGGCCTGTCTGGGCTACGACTCCGCCGCCGCTTAGCCCGCCTCAGTCGATACAGGCAGTGGCTCACGGTTCATGTATTGACCTTACCTGGCAGTCGGTCTCTCTCCAAGCTGATTGTATTGAGATACACAGGGACTCCGGTTCCGGTTTTTCTCTTCTGGCGACAACCTGGGCGAATGAAGAATTTTTCCGAGATGAGACGGCTAATGCCGCTCAGGACTATAGCTACAAACTCCGTGTCAAACAGGGCGAGGTCTATTCAGATTTTTCTGATATAATTGCTGTTTCTCAATTTGGTGTGCCCGATGCGCCAACTGCTGGTTCTCGGCTCCAGGCGTTTTCCGATGCGGTCATCATCGGCTGGCAAGCTCCGGTGTCTGGAGCGCCGGTAGCCGGATATATTATTTCCGATGCCGCCGATACTGAAATAGTTAGAGTTCCGAAAGAGCTTACATCAGCCTATATCTCCGGTCTCACGCCAGATACAAACTACCTGTTAAAAGTGAAGGCCTACAACGGGGCCGGACAGAGTTCCGCTCTGGAGATATCGGCCAGCACGGCTGATTGGTATGCGGAAAAGAAAATTGATTATCTTTCTAGGAATTCTAAGCTCCGGCTTGTTTTCGCTTTTCTCGTCGAAGTTGGAAGCTCAACATATTGCTGGACGTCAGAAAGACACTCAGCTTTCGATTCTTACATCTGCTATCATGGGACACTCGGAGTGGAAAATTTCTCATACCGAAAAAACATTCAGCCCTTCTATCAGCCAGGCCTGGTTGGTAGCTCTGGTGAGGTTGTGATTTTCAATACGCGGGATGGAGAAGGCGGAGTTTTCGATACGCTTGTCAGCTCGACTGATTTTCTCGGGGCGAAGTGCCGGCTCGTTTTCGGGGATAGAAATTTTTCAGGAGTGGATGAATTTCTTGCTTTCTCAGGCGGAGTCATAAGCTCGGTCAAGTTGACTCCAGAAGAGCTCCGGTTCTCTTTCCTTGACCCGTTTTCTTGTCTCGATAGCCCGATAGAGCTTGAGAAAAATCCGGATGACGAATACATTCCGATTGCCTATGGCTACAACTGGACGACGGGCCATGTGAAAGACGCGGCAAAAAAGAAAGTATGTTTCGTCGCTCATCCTGTCCAGGACATTCTGTCTGTCCAGAAAAACGGAGTCGAAGTAAGTCCTGATGACTGGCGGAAAAATCTTTCCGATGGTTCTGTGGTTTTCAGTTCGGCTGTAGAATTGATTGAAAATGATATCATCACAGCTTATGTGGCCGGAAAAAGAAACGCGGCCCTGGAGCTTGTGAATTCTCCGGCCGATATCATCGTTGACCTTGTCGGGGAAAACCTTCATCTTTTCGATACTGCCTATCTCGCAGAGTTCAAAAGGACTGCCGGAGTTCTTTCCTTCTGTGTCGACTATCCGGAGACGTCCCTTGAGATAATCAAGCGAATTCTCTGCTCTTCACAGGCGGGAATTTATACCGCGGGCGACAGAGCCAGAATAAAGAGCTGGGCGATAAAAACTACCGGCCTGAATTTTTCATTCTCAGAGATAGAGAAAATCACGACAGAAAAAAAATCAGAAGACCAGATATACCAGGTCAAGATAGGATATTCTCAGAATAGCGATATCTCTGAAGAGGAGAAAAAGATATATACCTTCGGTTCGAACCCCCGCGTTGGGGAAAAAATAGAATTGGCGATATATGGGAACGAGGTGGGGGCTGATACTTTGGCAGCCGCCATCGGGGACTATGCGGAGAAAATCGAAGTCGGTCTTGAGCTGCCGTTCTTAGTTCTGGCGCTCGAGCCGCTCGAGGTGATTACTACTCCGGCCGGTAATCTAATGGTCGAGAAGATAGAAAACAATCTGCGGGAGAATGCCTCAACTATCGCTGGGAGAAAACAATGAAATATGCTTCTGAAAAAGACGTCTTTGGTTTTCTGAAAAAGCTAAAAAAAGAGCTAATTTTACAAATGTCGACAGGGAGCGGGGGTTCTGGTTCTGGGAGCGGGGGTTCTGGTTCTGGTGATATGTTGAAGTCTGTTTACGACAAAGACAAAGACGGCATTGTAGATAACGCCGAAAGGCTCGGTGGCAAAACCGAGGGCCAACTAGACGTTGACAAGGTTGACGGGCATCACGCCTCTGATTTTGCTACGGCTAATCACTCCCATCCCGGGATGGGGGATATGCTGAAATCTGTTTACGATACAGACAACGATGGTGTCGTTGACAACGCAGCGCGAATAGAGGGGAGGAAAATTTATGTAATGAACCGACCGCCGCAGAGCGGTGAGGGGAATAATGGCGACATCTGGATAGAGTATTAGGAGTAAAAAATGGCTTGGATAACTGAATATAGAGGGGCGGGAGCTGGACAGCTCAAAGCATTTCTGGATTCGATAATCACTAACTACGGGCAAGAGGGTGGTTATGGATGGAGTATTGCCGATGCTGAAGCGGGCGATAATATCGGCGTGTATAAATGCCAGCCGGATGATGCGAGCAGTTTTGTTTTGGTGGTGAAGGATAATCAGGCCGACTATGCGACGATAGAGTATTGGGAAGGATGGGATGCGGTGGCACATGCCGGGACGGGATTGAGTATGACCTATGGATTTAATGACAACTATACATTGAGAGTGAGAAAAGTTGTCGGCGTTTATGGTGCGGCAATAAACAAGCAAAGGATTGTTTTGTGTATGTTAGCGGCGGGGCTTGGATATTATTTAGGCTATCCGAGGCGGTTTGACGAAAGCAAAAATACGCCATTATTTATCGGGACGAATGCTAATACGAGCGGGACGGGATATCCACAATGCTCCCTATGCAGTGCCGATGGGGCAGCGACTAATTATGCCATTGACTGGAGATGGTTTAAAGATAGCGTAGGGAATGTGAATAAAGTGGCGGCATCCTGGGGAGCTGCGTTAGGGTCTATAAATTATTATGGGCGATGGGAAACATGGACGACGATAGGCAAGCTTTGTATTCAGGAGACGATGGTGCAAGAGGGAGAAGCTCCATTTAAGTTGATTGGAGTTTTAGATGGCGTGATGGGTTGTGCGAAGTCGCCGAGCGGGAGAGCGAATGGGGACACGATAATCGTTGGTGATGAGGTTTGGCTGGTATTGGTAGGAGCGAATAATACCACTGCATTAGTGAAGGAAGCATAATGGCACAGGTAGAGGGATTTTATTCTGATGTTTATCAGCTGTCAGATGTTGATAATTGCGGGATTTATACGAAGCCTTTTGAGTGGAGGGCGAGCTGGTATGATGCAAGGATTGATTCTGAGCTGAGCGGGAAAAAACTAAAAGCTGCCGAAAGCTATGAGGTCTTAATCCGATGCGATGGCGTGCCGGATTCTGTGAAGCTAAAGATAAAATGCGATTATCCGGGAAAGATGGTAGCTGAGCTGGTAGAGGATGGCACCATGATTGATAGTGCGGCTAATATCAATGCTAATAGTTGGGAAGAGGTAGAGCTGACACCGACGAAAGAGCGGGCATTGTTAAGGGTAAAAGTGTTGCCGGTAATTAGTGTGGGAAAACTCCCGGTAGGTTATTTTAAAGATGTCAGGGTGTTTATGCGCAATTTTTTTTATAGTTTAGACTCTAACTTTGATGAGTTTATGCTGGCCACTTCTCTTAATAGCAACCACCTCTGGGTTAAGATAAATGGCGAATGGAAGCCAGCAAAGGTAACGATAATAAGGGAGAATTAAGATGGCCTATGAAAGATTAGTTTCTGCTGGCCTTTGGATTTTTCCTTATCAGAAATTCACGGATTGCCTGCCTCACTAATGAAGCAAGCGTCCGACATTCGGCATGAGACAGTTTCTTCAGCTCATCGTAATCCTCTGCCGAAACACGAACAAAAAGACTGATGCTTTTCATCTTACCCCTCCGATCTTTTTCCATTCTTTCCTTGAGATCACCGCCTCGTAAGGCCTGGTATATGCCCGGAACCC